GCTGGTGGTGGAGCGAGTGATTTAATACTGGATTGTCTTAATTGGGAAAGTGCTACTGCTGGTGGTAGTTCAGGTCAGCATTTAAGAATTAAACTGAATGGTGTGTATTACAAAATTGCCCTATTGAACGATTAATATTAAAATACAGCAAATTAAAATCTTGCTATATTTTAAAACAAAAAATATAACATATGACACGATATGTTATATTTTATTTTATAAAGCATTTACTATCTCCGCATTCCACGATACACCACGCCACAACTACTAATCCTCGCTCTTAAGCATTCGTGTCGTCCTTGCAACATTTGCCTTCCACCAGTCTAGTGAATCTTGTGTAAATGCATTGCGATGATAGCGCCTATGTTCTGCAGCCTGTTGTGGCGAATCATAAAAGTAAAAATCCGGCTCATACTTTCCACGACTCGCCCGCGCATCACATACCTTCCAGAGCAAATCCTCGCATAGCGATCCAACACGCCAGGGATATTCAACACCCGTCACTGCATTTACGATATAACGACCCTGCACATTCGATGAAAAAGACCTTGGACGTTTATTCTTTTTTTCATTGCTTGCACCGCCACCCGTCGAACCAGCATCATCCCAGTCATCGCGACCTGCATCTACTTTGCTCAAATTTAATCTACTCTTGTTCCTGCTAATTCCACTTCCACTTCCAGAACCAAGCCCTTTGGGATTCTCTTTCAACATCGCCATTTTAAACTGCGTAAATAGTACGTAACGTAACTGATAAGTATATGTAACAAAATTTCTTTAAGCCAGTTTTAAATATATTTTTGACGCACATTATCACGCATTATCACACATTATCACGCATTATCACGCATTGCTTATCACAACAACTTCACATGATTCACTCACCTTATGTTCCAGTTCGTTAATCATAAGATTTTTCTCATCTAGTATTGCCTGTTGTTCATCGATAAGCAGTTTTAATCTTTGATTTTCTTTCACTGCACTTCCATATAGGTCTTTCAAATTTTTAAACTGCTCCAGTTGTTTCTGTTGTTTGTCTAATAATTCAACTACTTCTGGGATGCTAAGTTCACGAGGACTTTTACCTTCTTCTTGAAATACTATTTTTAGTTGAGATGGGTTTTGTGCTTGGTGCGCTTGTTGCGCCTGAATACTTTTTATCATCTGTTTCTTCTTTTCTTCAATCTCGCCAATCTGTTTCAATACATCTGGTTTTAATTTTATGTCACCAGGCTCGTATGCAGCCAGTCTCTTTTCCAAATCTTCGGTAAAAAATTTCACAATTTTATCATCCTTAATAAATTCCCCCAATGTTTTCAAACTATATTTTGCATATTGGCTATCCGGGTGTCCGACTATTTCAATGTTATCCAATAGTATTCGTTTATCCATCGTATTGTGCGAATGTGAAAAAACCAATATTGTTTTCAGTGGGTCGAGTTGCACAAATGGTATCGTATATCCTTTTAAAAATTCGCGCTCTTCCGCCAAACATGCATCTTCGTTATACCGAGTCTGTTTCAATAACTGCCGCTTAAATGCAAATGTTCCCGCAGTAGCGTGGTCCTTGCCATACGGACCAAATTGCACCATCCGTTTTCTATCATTGAAATAAATATACATTTCACTTGACCCGGCACATAATGCGGTAGGATGCGTAGTAAGCATATTTACCGCATGCGAAACGCGTTCAGGAGGATAATAGTCGTCATCATCCATATAAACGATAATATCTCCTTTGGATTTATCATGCATAATGTTTCTTTTTTTTCCAAGCGTCATTTTTGTATCATACCTGAAATATTTTACATTCGGATGCCCTCTTACCAAATCCTCAATCGGATCCGTTCCGTCGTCTATGATAATCCACTCCATTCTATCTTTGGGATAATCTTGGCTATCAAAACATGCAACCATCATTTCAATAAATGGTCGACGATTGAATGTCGGCGTGCATACGCTAACAAATGGGAGGTTAATGATAGTGTTGTTCTTCTTGTGCGAATTTTTATTATTTTTGGTCATTTTATTAATTATTATTAATTATTAATATTATTATATTTTTAATTATATTTTATGCTTAATACTATTTTTTGTTTCAAGGTTATTTTTAATAATATCGGTAACTATATTATTAAATATTTTTATAGAACTTTTTAACTGGAATGTTTCATGTATTGCATTACTAGACTTACTATAACTATAAACATAATCCCAGCACCACCTACCCCACCCAAGTCCGAAAAACCATACATGCATATTTGGTAATAAAAAATAAGTAACATGTATATTTTTAAGTCATCAAATATTTTTTTCCATTTACCCTTTGATGAATCTTCACTATTGTCATTTGACCAGGGATAAATAAAGAATACATACAATACGTTAAGCATCATATAAAAACCACACCCCATTGCTATAAACATTCCAATCGTAAGACCAAATATCAACCCCCAGATAATATGATTCTGTAAAATTCCAAATATAAATGATGTAATTCCTGACCATATTCCTACTGCAGGAAAAATAATTTGCATAATAACAGGCCACAAGAAAAATGCAGCTGCTTTATTAAATGTTTTATCTTTCATCTTCTCCCATGTATCCTCTTTATCCTGACTATTAGAATTAGAAATGCTAAAAATACTTAGTATCAATCGCATTGCGTATCTCCCACCATTTATTCCAAGACCACCATATACCGCTTCGAATATATATTGTACCAATGCCTTAAAAAAACCTACTTCGCTTTTTCCATCTTTGTTTCCGTCTTTTGATAACCATAAAAAATATGTTATATCTTTTTGTCTTCTTTTTAAGGCAGCCTCACTGGTTAATGGTGAATCATTTCCTATAATTCTTCCACTGCCTAAATTGTAAGGAAAACCATAATTAAAGTAACATTTTTTTGAACCCACCTTATTTGTATAGGGTAGTTCATACTCATCGATGGGTAAAATATAATCCAATTTATCTTTTGATTCTGTGGCTAAATATATAAAATTTGTTGATAACCACCCCCACACATATGCAAACAATACGGATAGTAGAGCATGTATACAAAATATTAAAATACTATTCGGATCCATTTGGTCTTGTGCTGATTTTTGCGTATTTGATTTTTGTGTTCCTTTTACACTTGTAGGATTTGTAGTATCATCTTTTTTATTACTATCGGTATCCGATGAACCAAATATATTTGATGATGGACTTTTGCCCCCCAACAAACTTGTTGGGTCGAAACCTTCGATTACTTTCTCGTCTTTATCATCTTTATCATCTTTCTCGTCTTTGTCATTTTTGTCATTTTTGTCGTCTTTATCGTATTCCGCGTCTTTATCACTTACTTTTTTATTTTTATTTTTATTTCTACCTCTATTTGTTAATTTTTCAATATTTGATGTTTTAAAATATGATGTTGACATATAATATAATATGTATTAATAATATATGTATTAATAATATATATATTATAACATTTTATATTATTGAACCTAAAGGTTATAATAACCAAAGAACATATTATAAACATATTTAAAGTTTATTATGCAAAATATATTATTATATCATAGTTACTAACCACACTGCCATAGATACAACCATGCCAAAAATCGAAGAAGGTATTAAACTCGACTTTCATAATGTCCTCATTCGCCCAAAGCGTTCAACTATTAATAGTCGATCCGATGTCAATCTAAAGCGCGGTTTTCGTTTTAAAAACTGCAACTCTCTAAAATCATGGGAAGGTGTTCCAATAGTCGCCGCAAATATGGATACGATTGGATGTTTTGATGTGTATAAAGTATTATCAAAATTCAAAATAGTAACTGCGTTACATAAATTCTACGATGTCAAAGACTTCTTAGAGTATCAAACTCAACACGAGATCGTATTTCACCCAGACTATTTCATGGTGTCCACGGGTATACAGGACCATGATTTTCAGCGTCTGCAGAGAATTATGGCACAAGTGGAGTGTAACTGGATATGTATCGATATTGCAAATGGCTACATCAAAGCTCTTGTCGACTTTTGCAAAAGAGTTCGCGAGGCATACCCCGACAAAATCATTGTCGCAGGAAATGTTGTAACACGTGAAATAGTGGAGGAACTTATACTTAATGGTGGTGTGGATGTTGTTAAAGTCGGGATTGGTTCGGGTAGTGCATGCTTGACACGAATGAAAACAGGCGTAGGTATGCCTCAATTATCTGCAATCATGGAATGTGCCGATGCAGCACATGGTGTTGGTGGACATATTATAAGCGATGGCGGAATAACATGTCCCGGCGATATGGCAAAAGCATTTGGTGGAGGTGCGGATTTTGTCATGGTTGGTGGTGCATTCTCCGGACATGACGAGAACCCAGGCGAACTTGTTACAAATTCCGACGACGGCTCGCAATCTAAAATATTCTACGGCATGAGTTCATCCCATGCTATGAAAAAACACTATGGGGGTATGAGCGATTATCGTTCATCGGAAGGACGTTTGATTCGCGTTCCATATCGAGGCCCTATTGAGAACACGATTCTTGATTTTCTGGGAGGGCTGCGAAGCACATGCACTTATATAAACGCGTCGTGTATCAAACATATGCCACTTTGCACAACATTTGTGCATGTATCGCAGCAACTAAACACGTCACTTGTGTAGGGTGTAGGCGTTGCCATGTTGAGCTTTTACGAATTTACCTCGCATACATGAGACCTGCATTTCCAGACATGAATGTGACAACGTTGAAACGCTCTTCTAAAATTACCAAATTGTAATTATATTCATATATACGCCACATTGGTTTGTTGACACCAATAGGTATCGGGGTATTTGTAAGAGGATCGACTGCACTATCACAAATAGTGAGAAACTGCGCATCTGGATTATTTTTTGGATATAATGTGGTAAATTCAAACTGAACATTCGAAAATTTGCTCGTATTTAGTGCACCAGATGGCTGTGTATTAAAAGGATCCGTGTCAATGCAGAAGTTGTAACAATATAAGCCGTCTGGTGCATTTCCTCCTGTTCGCGTATACTTTTCGATATAGTTATATATTCCGTCATCAAGTGTCGTCTCGCGATATTTTCCATCCAAAAGAATCGCCATGTTCATCAATATATTGCGACTATTTTCAACATTAAATGGTTGTGTGATAAAATACCCATTTAGCCCGCTAGTTAATGGATTATACCCGGGTGCAAAACCAGCATTATATGGTGGCAATCCACAACCAAATGCAGTTATTCCTACATTACGCAACGACGCTTCAGCTGGAGATGCCGGCGCAGGTATTACATCAGAAGGCAAGTAGTTATATGGCCAATTCGTATAATTGCTCCACTGATTGCGCAGATTAATATCACTCCTTTGAAAAAAGAACATCCAACTACTTACCATACCTATCGTATTTTCTAGCCATACACGCTGAGTTCCGGTTACGTTATCGAAATTCCACTCATATGCCGACTTGATTAAATATTTTTGCTCATTTTGCGAAAACAACTTCGCCTCTTCATTAGAAAGAAATCCATATGTGCTTATCAAGTGTATATCTGCATTCCAGTCCGTTTGCGTCGAGTTTGGATAGTCTGCAGTGTTTAAACTTACACTAGGAGGTGTCTGTAGAAACCGAAACAATTGCATATAATTTAAAGAATAGTTGGGGCGAACACTAGGGTAATTATTTGCCACATCCATTACATCACGTATAGTATAAAGATCTTGGATAGGACGCATAATAACATCTATCTTTAGCTGATTATATTGTAACGCGGTTAATGGGAATGCCATTTTGCTCGTCAGTGTAAACCAAGCATTTATAGGAATATATAATTTACGACTTCGGATAGACGGCTCCGCGCCTTGTGATAGCGTAGTGTAGTATGCATTTGGATATGCGTTTACACGACTTCCGGCATTTCCGGGGTCATTTAATCCAGGCACATTCCCCGTCATTCGGTCATATAAGTTTCTCTTACTCCCTGAAAAATCGCGTTGCACAAGTGCCAGTAAATATTTACCTGTTAATACTTGCAATGTTTGCCCACCTACTGATACTATAATCTCTTTAATCATTTGCGTGCCTAAATTATCAATCCACTTGAATTCATATGGCGCCCAGTTTTCGGCACAATTACTTGGTGGCCATATTGGGCTCCATATCGTTGGCAATGTTACAACCAGATATGTATCCATCAACAAATCGGCATATCGTGGAACATTAAATGTAAATCTGGATTCTTCTGTTAAACGCAGTTTCCTCTGCCCGTGAAAATCAATACGAAATTTCTGCATTCCAAAATTCGTATATTTTGCATATGTAGATTTAAAAAATGTTTTTGTAGG